TCACGGTATTTGAAAGTTAAATCTTTAATTCTTTTTTGAACTTTATCAGAATAACCTTCCAAATCATCAGAAGTTTTTTTCTGAGGTTGTTCTTCAGTAACCTCATCTTCTTCTTTTGCTTTTGCTTTTTCAGTTTTTTGTTTTGTTAGTTCTGATATGTCTGTGTAACCAAGATCAACATCTTCTTTTTTAATTTCAGATGGATGACTGCTCTCGGCTTTTTCTTCAAATGAAACGTTTGTCTCTTGAGCATCATCAGTGTCAAGTTCGACTTCGTTTTTTATTGCTTCTTCTGCCATTGCACCTCCTAATAGTTATGGATAATGTTTTGCGGATCAGTTACTGTTCCAATGATTTCATCATCATTAAGAATTCTTACTTCTCCGAGTTCTGTTTTAAATCTGGATCCTGCATATCTGCCGAATACCACCCATTGACCTTCCTTGCACCATGGGCCAGTAGGAAATTTTTCTTTGTCTTGATAACAAAGATCACCCATTTTAAGAACAAGTGCACAAACCGTTGTTAGTGCAATTCTTTCATGGGACTCATCAGCCATAATAATTCCACCTTTGGTTTTTTTCGCAGGTGTAAATGGTCTAACAAGAATTCTCCAACCTGTTGGTTCTGGAATTTTGTCAATGATTTCGTCTATTGATTTTGGGTCGGTAGGGATCTTAACATCTTCATCTTGTAGAGTTTTGCTAAGAATCTTAGACCCATCTGGTTTAACCAGGGTCGTTGTCATCTTCAATGTCCTCTTTTTTCAGCAAGTCTTTTATGACTTGAAGCAGCTCTTCTAACGAACTGAGTTGACCTCTAGAATATTGTAATTTTTCTATACTGTCAACGTTATAGACAATGTGATTCTTTTTCTCCTGTAGAAGTCTTTCGATCTCTCTTCTGATCGTTTGAATGGTATGGTGTTCTAACATTATATGTAGGGATAATATATAGACTTAATCTCACCTTTTGCAACTAGCTTTTTAAGATCTCCTTTAGACATCTTTTTATAAGCTTCAATCTTTTTATCTGTCTCTTTCTTCGATTTATCAAAGAGAAGACTTATCCATTTAATCATTATTTTTTTCTCATTATTTCGGTTCCCTTAATTCCGTACACAGCACCAACGACTGAAATGAATAAAATTTGGAACCACATGGGCATGTTCTTAAAGTATTCGAAGAAAAGATCAATCTTAATTTTTATGTCTGGATCGTCCGAAAAGACCGACCAAATAAGTAATAGCACGGGCGCCGAAACAAGCAAAAGTACGAATTCATCTTTCCACGATTGCTGTTGATCAGTTTTTATAAGGGTTTGATATTCAATCTCTCCTGCCGCCATCTTCTGTGCGTGCAGTTTTTGAGCATCGCTGATTAATCTCTTCGATTCTTGTCTGTTTTTGTATATGTGAGCCCCAGTCTTCACAGCCATACCCAGCAGGTTTAACCAAGCCATAAAATTTTTCTCTCCTTCTATTACACATATATGGTATCATTAGTTTTAATGCCTCGTAAGCCTTTTCACCTGTAATCTTCCATCGAAAAGCATTCTTCCATTTTGCATTACGTCTTTTTAAAAGCCAAAACCAGCCGCCAAAATATTCTTGAAATCTTGCGACCATATCAGCATCTGTTGTCTCAACTTTGACCATTAAAACTCTGCTGTTGCCTTTACCTGTACTCCAAACACCAAAACTTCCTTCTCCGTCAAAACATCCAGAAAGATATAAAAGTTTTTCTCTATCAGATAGAGCATCATAACCAGATGGTTCTAGTTTTTTAAAAGGATGATTGTCTTTTAAGCGGTGCATTGATACCCTGTGGTGATGGACCTCTTAATGGTGGTGGCCCAGAGGGTTTACCTCCACTAAGCCCTTTTCTTTTTTGATTTTTTCTTTTTGTCGACACCTTTAATAGTCCCCTTATTCTTAGATGCGTAGAAAACTTCTTCCGCTTTTTTCTTACCGTACTGCTTCTTCATTGAAGCCATAATCTTTTTACCTTTTTTAGTTAAAGGCATTATTTCTTCGTTTTCTTTTTGCAATCACATTCGTGGTCACACATACAAGGAACAATTCCTAGTATTCTACATGCGATTTCACATATTACGTTTTTAATTTTTTTTAACATTTGCTTTCTCCCTTGCTATGTCTAGTTTTTCTCTGGCTACTTCCATTCTTTCACCAGCAGCTTCTTTATTTTGCTCAAGTTGAGTTAATTTGAAAGCAAGATCTGCTTCCTGTCTCTCATCTTGTTTTGATTCTTTAAATCTTACTTCTTCAGCTTTTCTTTGAAGATCTAAAGCTCTTAAATCTATCTCTTGTTGTTTTAATCTTACTAACGGATCTTGTTGCGCACCTTGTTGCTGTGCTTCAGCTTGTGCAAGTTGAGTTGTTAGTTCAGCAGTTCTCTTAGCAACCATTTGATCGAAGATCGCTTCAAATTGTTGTGGCTGTTGCTCTGCCATTTGTTGCATTTGAGGGTCAGCTTGTATTTCTGCACCTACTTCTGCAGTTGCTTTGAGTGAAACGTGTTCAGAAATGTGTGATTGAAGTAATGCATACACTTGAGGATTGATTTGAACCATTCTTGTTTGCATAAATGCACTGTGAGCAGCAATATGCGCGTCATGATCTTGTTGTGCGAATGCGTTTAGTAGCTGCATTTTTAGTGATTCAGCATTTTCTTTAGCAGGATCCATTGGTTGAGGCGGTTGTGGTGGTGGTTTTAGGATTGATTCGATTTGTTTTGTTCCTAAAGCCTCATAAACTCTTCTGTAAGCCTCATGAAGGTTGTGCATTTGCGGATTTGAACTTGCTATTTGCAATTGTGTCTGTGCAAGTGTCACTTTTTGCGTCATTGAGTGAATATTTGGATCTGCAGTTGGTATAACATCGACTCTTCCGTCAAAATCTACTGATTTAATCAATCTTTCGCCGCCATAAACGTCATATGGGTACTCTTGAGGTAAAGATTCACCAAAAATTCTTGCTAAAATCTTAAATTCCATCCTTAAACCGTAGTAACAACGCTTGTGAATGGCACTCATCACTCTTGAACCACGTTCTAAGAGTGCAATTGTTGTTCCAACAGCTCTATTTTGCATATCATTACCTGTATCCATATTCGTAATCGCTGCAAATTTCTGTCCTGCTTGTACAACAAAGCCTAAAAGGTTGAATAAAGTTGTACTTGGTTCTTTAAATGGCAATAATTGAAACTGATCTTTAATATTTCCACCTGGTGCATCAACATCTCTGAACTCTCCGGGCTGAATTGGCTGGTCATCATCTCTAACTCTCATGCCTCGTGACTTAAATCCAGCAGGTAGATTTGATAATGTGCCTGCATCAAGTAGTTGTCTTAATGCTTCGGTAGCTGTTCTTGATAGACCACCGATCATATGTGTTAAACCAAAGCCATAAAATCCTAATCCAGGTAAAAATTTGTAATGTACAAAGTATTCGATTCTTCTGTATCTTGAATCATCTGCTCTATAGTTTCTATAAATCGATAATACCTGTCCAGTGTTCTCAACCACCGTGACAATGTAAGGAACTTTTACATTTCTTGCTTCTCTATCTGCATCGCCTAAATATTCTTCAAGGTCTAAATCAACATGCATCTCTAATACAGAGTAACCCATATCACTTCCTGCAGGTTTTAATCCTTCAAGTTTATCTATCGCTTGTTGAGTTCTTGTTTGAGTTTCTTGTTGTTCTTGTAATCTTACATCACGATACAAGCCAAGTTTCATTTTTTTATAAATTTCATTTTCTGTCATGTTCATGACATGAGTTATTCTTTCTGCATCGTTTAAATCTGATGCATAGTAAGGAACAACTAAATCTGTAGCAGGGATAAATTTAGATACTGCTCTTTCCAAAACTTCATCGTAATAAACTTTTTTGAATGTAGATCCTGATAAAGGAAGATAGAATAACATTTGATCCATGTCTGTTGTAAACTCTTCCATTTTTTCTGTGACCATGTAGTTCATGTATTCTTTAACACGATCTTTTTGATTTTCTCTTTCAGGAGTTACTACTCCAACAATCTGTGAATTGACAGGACCATCACTTGGTAATAATTCTTTGTAAGCTTGTGCTTGAAACTGAGTTACCGCTTCTGCTAATAGTGGATGTGTAACACCAGCAGCTCCTTTGAAAGGTCTGTTTCTTGTATTATATTTTACACCAAGTAGTTCTAAACTTTTTGCGTAAGTATCTTCCCAGTCTTTTCTAGACTCTCTGTCTTTTTTAAATTCTGTAATAAGATCACTTCCTATGCTTTCTAGAACTTCCTCACTTATTTCATCTGCTAAGTTCGCGGCAAAATTAGATTCTTCAGTAACCTCTTCTTCCATACCTTCTTCAACAACTTCAACGTTATCAGGTATACCTTCAGGTTCTTGCTCTACTCTAATTTCTTCTTCTGTGATCTCTTCGTTATTTTTCTCTATTACTGCCATTTGTTTATCCTACTATAAGGTTTTAAATATATCTACTGCTAATCCACCAGTGCTATATGATTGAACAGGTCCTCTCATTGATGGAGTTACTTTTATAGCAAACGCATCAAAATACAAGCTTGGATCTTCAGGTGCTACATATACCGCATTTCCTGGTGCATCCGCTTCTCTCGCATATGCTTCTTTGTGCTCAAAGAACGCTTTAGTACGTTTTGTTTCAAAATCTGGTTTTGCTCCTGCTCCTGACATTCTTTTTTCAGTAATCACTTTGTATGGTTTTTTTGGATCTGAATATGCAACTTTAATTGTCCCTGCATTTGATCCATGAAATTTTGCATTCTGCTTCATTAGCTTTGGCATTAAGCCTTCACCTTTACCTTCAATACCTTTACCGTAAGCGGATCCATAAAATCTTTCATTACCTGGTTTAGGACCAGAGTGCATTCTAATCGCAACCTTTTCGTATGGTGCAATCGCTACATAGTCATATCCTTCATCTGCCGCACGTTTCATATGCATACGAAGTGCATGATTACCATACTGTGACGAATCTAAAAACGGCATGTAGTTTCTATCCATCTTTTCTGAATAGGACTGTTTTTTAAATCTTGTTGCCTTATCTATCTGTTTAATCTGTGCTGCGATACCTCTTTGTGCACCAAGATCCGTTGGATCCATTTTCACTAATTTATCTAAAAGTTGTTTCTTCGCATTTGCTAAATATCCGAATGCGACTTCCTCTGCATAAGGATTACGTCTTGTTGATTCTACTGTGCCTTCCAATCCTGTTTGACCTAATCTTCTGATTTGTTTTGCTAATGATTGGTTTGCATCAGATTGCACATCATGAATAAATAAAACTTTCTTACCGTCTTGTGTATACCTGGTATCAAATCTTGAAAAGTAAACTGGGTTTGCTTCTTTAGAATAGTGACCATAAGTTTTAAGTGGCTCTAAGTTTCTTTCAATAGGTCCTGGCATTTTCACAACCATCTCTCTGTAATTATCACCACCTGCTAAGGTATAGTTTTCTTGGAACTGATTTTCCACTCTTCTAAAATCTTTCATGGCTTTAATCTCTTCATCTAACTTACCAATCGTTTGATTGATTCTTGCAGATGATGCAGGAGTTACTTTATCTCTCAAGTATAATAAATCATCACGTGCAAATTCCATGGTTTCTTTAAACTCACCTGCTCGCATCGTATCATTTCTAAATAGTTCGTTCATTCTTCTTTTTGCTTGTCTTATGGATGCTTCCGCTCCTTCACGAACATCAGGAGTTAAAGTTGTTTTTAAATTAATTGTTTTGTTACCAAAGTCTGCTGAGATATCTTGAATAGCCTTCGCTGCTTTTGGCTGAGGCGATGATTGATAGATCACCGTTTGTAATCTGTTTACTGGTGAGTTTTTAATCAGACTGGTAAGATCATCCGCAGTTAATCTTAAGTTTGCTTGTTTCGCAGCAAACAATATTCCTGAAGTAAGATTTCCCTTCTTATCAAAACCTGCAATCCCTGAATCAAATAGTTCTTCTAAATGAACTCTTCCTCGATTGTTACCAGGAAACGTTTCATTGAATAAATTCATTCCATTATAATTTTTACCGTACTCAAATTGTCTTGGATTAATAATCGTTTCTTTATACGTTCCACCAAAAGGACCTCGTATTTCTTTTTTCTTAACATCAAGTAAATGATCGATCCATTCATCTGAAGTAAATTTTCCTGGTCCCTTGGCCGTGATCCAGTCATAGGTTTGCGAGCCAAATTGTGGACGAGTCGTGGCATCGCCCATTTGTAACGGGCCAGTATATTTATTTTGTAATGGCTCAAGTTTTACAGGTGGTTTTGCAACAACAGCTGGAGTTTTAATGGGAACACTTGGATCTTGTTTACCAACTACAACAGCCTCATCTACCGACTGTGGAGTTGGCTCATCAATTTTCTTTGTCCCTCTTCGAAAGAACTTGAATAACGAACCGAGGCCACGTGCCATTGGACCCCCTATTTATAATCTTTGTATTTATTAGTCTTCTTGTTAATTCTTGATGGACTAAAATCTTTCGCGATTTGTTTTTTACCTTTAACAGTTGGAATAACTTTTAAAGTATCTACCGCTTTACCTGTTCTCATGCCTGGTAATTTTTTCTGGATCATGTATTCATCCTTTCCATATCTACCTACACCTTTCATCTTCTTTCCAGATTTTTCGTAAGCTTTCTCTCTAAGCTTTTTCATAGACTCAGCAAGTTTACCTGATCTAGCTTTTAGCATTCCGCCTTTAGCTTTTTTCAAAACTGATGATGGATTTTTTTGTCCTCTTTTAACATCTCTCATTACATCAACGACAGATTTTAAAGAACCAACCTCTAATCTTCTTTTCATGAAATCTTTTTTATCTACTGATTTACCTGATCTAGCTTTAATCATTTTTCCTTTTTTGAAAGAGCCTTCAGACGCTGTCATCTTTTTAGATTTTTTCTTCATCTCTTTTTTCTTGGCTGCTTTTTTTGCGCTTGAAAGAGCTTTGTAAACTAATCCTGCTCCCGCAGCTCCTGTAATACCCATAGCAGCATTTAGTCCAGTGTCCATTGCATCTGCAGTTGATCTAGACATTTTTCCTGATCTTACTAATGGATCGACATCAAAACCTTTTTCATATTCTGCTAATCTACCTTTTCTTGCTTTCATCGTTTTACCAGGTTTCATAGACTCATCTTGAAGACCCATGCCTGATTTTCTCGCAGCACCATAACCCATCATGCCGCCCATTCTCATTCCTTTTTTTGAGCCTTGTAAAATTTTAAAATCTTCGGCATCGATTCTGCCGTTGTTGTTTTTATCTAATTTTTTTTGTTTACCTTTTAACATTAAAATACTCCTTTAAAGTTTGTACCTCTTATAGCAGCTCCTCCGCCTCTGAGTTTTATCATTTGTCCTTTCTTAGCACCTTCTGCTTTAATTTCAGGTGATGCTTTTTTGGATTCTTTTTTCTTTTTATCTTTGTAGTCACGAAGCTTCCCCATTCCATACATCATAGGCGCAGTTGCAGGAAATGCTAAAAGGCTTGCAGGTGAAGCATCTGAATCCTTAAATTGATCTTTTTTTCTATTCTTAGGTGTTTTCTTAAATTTGGGATCTATTAACATACTTCCGCCTATTTTTTTCTTATCAACTTTATTTTTTCCATAAGCCTTATCAATTTTATCTTTTGTTCCTTTAATTATCGCAGCGCCCATTCCTAAAGCAGAACCAGCAATTAGACCTGCTCCAATTCTGTCATGCTTTTTCTTTCTTCTCTGTCTAGCTGTTAAGGTCTTTTTGGGTTTAATAAGTTTGATATCTGACATTACTTCACTCCAGTAAATTTCATTCCTTTGATTGCAGCGCCACCACCTCTAATACCATCTGGTCTGTGAGGGCATGACATAGAACCACCAGTAGATCTTTTAATCATATCTCGTGTTGATTTTTCTAAAATAGATTCAACAGGAGCATCTTCCCTTTCATCTGCCTCATACATTTTTTCTTTTGAAATTGGATTACCTTCTTCGTCAGTGTAAGTTACACCACTTCTCCCGTAATCAGAATATGAAACATCTTTGTCTTTAGGCATAGTATCTGTAATCCCTCTCTACTTTAAATTCTTCTTGTTCGTCCTGATATGTTGTGACCAGTCCGCCTTGCCTGTATCTTAACATTGCTTGGGTGGTACTGTCTACATAATCATCATATTGACCATTAGGAAAAGCGGCACATTCTTCAATCACTTCATCTGCCCAATGCTCATCTGGAGCCCAGACCATACCTGATTCAAATAATGGAGAAACCGCAGCAGCACGTGTAATTTTATCTTTACCCTTACTTGGTATGAAATCAATGACAGGAATACCCATACGCCTTAATTCATGGATTAGGGGTTGTCCTGAAGCTTTCGCCTCGATAATAATAGATTCTGCATCCCAGTATTTATAATAATCATAAACAATATTCTTAAGATCAGGAAAATCATATCTTCCTTTAACGGCATCAAGTAATATTAAATTATCTTCGTATCCTTCATTTGGTTGAAATACTCCCCACACGGTAATGGCTGAATAGTCTGCTGTTTCCTTTTTGGAGTATGCGGTGTCCGCGGACATGATAACGTGTTTCAGTCTTGGCGGTGCATCACCTTCCCATCTGTTCCACCACTCACGTTTAAGAATTGCACCTTCTTCTGCAGTTGGATCTTGCATATACTGTGCGTTCCAGTTCTTTACAGAAATGGAAGCTTTAACTTTTTCTAATTCTTCTTCTGACCAATATTCTGGCCAGACAGGATTCCCTGACTCTAATATCGCTGGAAAAGAGATTTGATGCCAAGTATCTGCCTTTGGATCTTTTTGTGCTTTGATGAGCCTCCCCGTTAAATCATCTTGTGCCCAACGTGTCATCACCACAACAATCGATCCACCTGGCTGTAAACGTTGACGGGGACCTGAGCTATACCAATCAAATGCTCGTTCCATTGCAGTATCAGATAATGAATCTTGTTCCGTGTGCGGGTCATCGATAATCAGTAAATCTGCACCACGACCTGTAATAGATCCACCAACACCCGCTGCAAAATATTCTCCACCATGATTTGTTTCCCAACGTCCCTTAGCTTTGGAGTCCTCACGAAGCTTCACGTCACCAAAGATTTGTTTATACTCTCCAGTATCCATTAGATTTCGAACCTTAGAACCGAACCTACTTGCTAATTCTGCATTGTGTGACACTTGCATAATTTTCATCTTAGGAAACTTCCCTATGATCCAAGCAGGAAATAAGTAAGATGCAAATTCAGATTTTGTATGTCTAGGAGGCATATTAACTATGAGCCTCCTTAAACTTTTATCTGCAATCTTTTGAAATTGATCAGCAATGATTTCGTGGTGACCTTTCGAGCCTCCAAATTTTTCTTTGTCTTTACGATAAATAAAATCTGGCCACATCTCTTGGACAAACATTAAGAAATCATCTTGGCATAATTTAATATATTCAAGTTGTTTCTTTAAGAGTAGATCTCTTATTTCATCATCTGATAAGTGTTTTATATTCATACAAAAATAGCATTCCGTGCGTGTATCAAACTTGCTTTATATGACCACCGCTAAGTAACATCGTAAATTATACAACGACGCTACATGTTGTGTAAAGGTTTTTAATTCGTACTAGATATTGAGCCTTCGATTTGTGGGGATCGTCAGTTGATGGTAGAGTACCTGGCGGCTGGTAAGCCGCCAGGTAATTGCTGGTTTATCCAGCTAGTTTCGAAACTAGATGTCCAAACTTTTTAAGAATGTCCTCTCTTAATTCATTAGCAATAGGATTGCCATTGTTCTTAATAATGAACTGTTCACAAGTTGTCATTAGAACTGAGTACATAACTTCGTAGTTCATGTCCCTAACTTCTTGCGGATTAAGATTAACATTACCTACCTGATTAGATTGATTATTATCTTTAATCTTTTCTAGGTATTGATTGAGTGCTACAAGTGATGTCCTATTAGTCATTGTTACCTTCAATCGCTTTGTATTCTACTCGCTTATCTTTCTTTAGATATTGCTTATAGATGTCTGGTTGTTGTTCCTTGAACACTTTAGTTTGAAAGATACTAAAGTCTCTTTCAATCTTTTGAATACCAAACTCATCACCGTCTTTATTTTGAGCAACAACAAAGTTTGATTTTCTTTTTTCAAAAATGTCTTTCAAAGTTGGTTTCATTAATTCAACTTGCTTTGAAAGATTTTTGATTGTCGATTTTAACTGAACATAAGAGACAATTATTTTTTTGTCCTGTTCAGATAATCGTTTTACAGCATTAGTCATATTTATCCTTTTGTTAGTGTTTAATGACTAATACATATATAAGATATATCCCATATATTACAACCCCTAAAATAAATTAATTTTTTTATGAAGGTGATGTCCTGCTCCCGCACCCCCTTCTGCTTATAGTGTTTTGTTAATATAAAAATACGAACATCACAACCGAGAAACCGAGGAACGGCGCTAGCGTTGTTGCTAGCGCCGTCCAAAGTATGGCTTTGGTTAGCATATTTCAAAGCCACCACTACAACGACAAAAAGAAATAAACTCTTTCACATTCTCGATAGAGAAAGGATAGCTTGCTCCCCATTTCCTCTTGGCTTGTAATTCGTCCCATTGTGCTTTCTTGTCGGCAGGATAGTCAATAGGCGCTACATCTTTACCGACCTCGTCACGCAGAATATCTTCGAGCTTTTGTATTTTATTATTATGCTCTTCCATTTCCTTACGCTGTTCTTCGTAATCATGTGCGAAGGTTTCTGTGTGTCCTGTTTTTAATAAGTGTTCTAGCTGATTGGCTATAACATTTGCTTCGGCTTCCGATACCCTGTGACCACCGTTAGAGTGCCACGCCTCACGGTCTTTTTCATCAACGCAACCTGTATGATTAATTACATAGTCGGCTAATGGTCTCCACCACCAGACATTGTTCCTAAAGTAAGTGCCTTCGGCTTCTTGCCATGCCGTATAATCTTTGTGCCAAACATCACCATAATTATCTGGCGCACCTTCTTTAGGTTGTTTAACTTTTCCTTTTGGATTTAATCCATATAAATCCATACCCATAATATACTCCTTTGTTGTAGTTTCTTTTTATATAAGACAACTCCCATAAGATTACAAGACCTTATTTTAAAAAAATTATCAGATAAAGGAACTGGACTGGTACGACGGAGAGCTTTAGTAGCTTCTGCTGCACCAGCAGCTCTATGATCCTAAAACGAGAAACGAGAATGCCAACAGAAGAACGAGAAAGAACTTCGGGAAAAGCAAAAGGGCCATGAACCACATTATTCCCCACATGATGTCCTCCTCTGCTGCCGCGCCCGCAGGTACTTTACGAGCTCCTGCAGCCAAGCTTTGTACCAAACCTCCGGGTACGAGACCTTCATCTCTTTGAAGTGCTGATGGTGCTTGGCCACTGGTTCTTGGTTAACGAGATGTTCTAACTTATTTATCGAGATCAGTCTCATACTTCCTCCACATCCAGCTGACCACCTTCGCCGTGCCCGGTCTCCCAGGTCTTGGTGTCCCAACAATTGTCTTCTAACTCCTTACGAGCTTGAGCGAGGGCTGCCTTCGCATCCTCAGCCTTAAACTTCTTTTCATAAACCGTATGTTCTGAATAATAAACGAGATATTCTTTCATACAGCTACACCTCTCTTAGGATCTTTTTCGCATGCAGGTCGCCTCCAGCAGCGTCCTCTTTGATCCTTTCTTCCATCTGTTGGTGCTGCTCTTCCAGGTAGACTCCTGCGAGAATTTCCACGGCACTCCATACCATGGCATTCATCCATTGAACGAGAGTCCTGTTTTCTTGAGCAGGGAACGGTGCATCGTAATCCTCGTGGATCTGCCAAATGTCCTCTCCATACTTGTCGAACATTTCAGTCGTCTCGTTATAATAGATGAAGCCACTAAAGCCACTTGCCATTCCATGACGAAAGACTTCTTCGGGATTCAATTGATCTTCATCGTTTGACCCTTTGTCAAACCGATCGTAAATCATTTCTTTGAACGTTTGCATATATTACTCCTTTGTTGTTTCTCATATAAGAGTAGTTGGGATATCCGTCAAGAGCTAATTTAAAAAATTTTTTACCAGGATTGAGCTGCTGGTACAGGTATCCCTTTACATCTTTCCCAAGGTTCGTGAGGCGTTAGTCCTGAAACGAGGTACGAGGTTTACCAGCACCTGGTACCGCACGGTCGGGAAGACAGTGAGTGCACGGATGGAAGGCATTTGGTTAATTAGGCACGAGAAACGAGGTTGATCAAGGTACGAGAGATCCGCTGCGGGAGCTCCCGCTCCGTTAACACTGCATCAGGAACCAGTGTGCGTGGATCAGTGAACGAGGAACGAGGTCTGTAGAGTTTGAGACATCTCTCCAAGAGGGTCTGATTGCAGATAATCATCACACCACCATGTGCAATATATTTATTTATCCAAGCGATTTGCCATTTAGAAAGTTTAGGATAACTGACGTAATCCGATTTTAATTCCATCCAAAATGATATGCCCTTGTGACATCCAAAGACATCAGGAATGCCATTGATCGTTCTACTTTCTATTCTTGTGAAATGTATATTTTTTGTGTATTTTTTTATTCTTTGCCACAGCTTTGTTTCTCTTTTTTGATCTGCCATTCTGACTTGATAGACCCTTTGCTAAGATAGTCAATATTTTAGGATTATCTTTCATGATCTGACACAGTTGATTAGTCAAAACATTAACAACATGTTCTTCATCCTTTTCTTTTTCTAGCGGAAATCCGTCATCTCGTAGTCCTCCATACCACACGGCTGCATGCACCAGCTCATGAAGTAAAGTGTTAGCCATATCTTGAGGTGTAGCATTTAACGAGAGTTTAATTAAATTATCTGTCGGACAAAATTCACCAAAGTTATCTTCATCGAATTTTGGATCTTTAACAAATTTTACATCAATATCTGCAAAACTAACTTTGATCTTCTTCGGTATTAACTTTGACACTTCCGACATTTGTACTTATCTCCCCTCCATGTACTCTATGAAATTCTTCCCAAAAGTTATCTTCAATCAATAATTTTAGCTTCGATGGTTTTTGCGTTTGCTCCATCGATTTTTTTCGAGAGTTCTTCGAGTTTTTTCTCAAGCTCTTCACGACTCATGCCCTCCAAACCAGTGACTGAAATTTGTTGTTTGTCTACGAATAGACCTTCCATTTGACCACTACGATACTCAGCATTAATTGCAGATGCATATTGTTCTTTCTTTGCAGCCTTGTTCGCATAGTATTCAAATCTTTTATGACGTCTAAGTTTATCTTTGTATTTCTTTTCTTCTTCCTTTTTTAATTGATCAATAAACATACAGACATGAGGATTAATTTTTCTATTAGTCAATCTTGACCCAATTGCAGAGGCAGAGCTATCGGTCATCTCCTGACCTTTCTCGCCATATATTTCTTTAACGATATCTTTCTTGTTCTTAACGCCCCAGTTGGCAACTAATTCATAAGCAAACTTTTCTTGCTTTGCAGTAAGATCGTCTACGGTCAATTCGTGTTTTGGTTTAGCACCCATAATTTTTATTATATAAGATTATTCTGACAAAAAATATAGACATTAAAAAAAATCCAAAGGCGTTCCCTCAAGAGGGACGTTATTTGTGTCCCTGGGGACACTATAGGGACACTATTGTTTTTTACAATTATTGTTGGTATTGCTTAATAATAAGTCTATTTATCCCATAAGGGACGTAAGGGACGTTATTTTGAAATATTTTTTTTTATTTTTTTTTCTGTCGTAATAATCTTATATAGAGAAATTTCTGGTTGACAGAATGACACATACTTTGGTAGTCTATCTGGAGTAGTTAATAGTTATTTCTTTTTTCAAATCAACCCAGGAGATCTATGACATGC